AATGAATATTGACCATTGTAATACTCATTCTAGTTTTAAAGATAGAATTACAATGTCAAATCTTTGCCAAGAGATTACATTACCTACAGACCCTATTCAACACATTGATGGAGAGGGTGAGATTGCATTATGTATTTTAAGTGCTATCAATGTAGGTAAATTAAACTACCTTGAAGACTTAGAAAGTCTTTGTGACCTTGCAGTAAGAGCTTTAGATGAAATTATTGACCATCAAAGATATCCAGTTAAGGCTGCCGAAGTATCTACAAAGGCAAGAAGAAGTCTTGGTATTGGTTATATTGGTCTTGCACATTACCTAGCAAAACTAAAATTAAAATATAGTGATAAACAAGCGTGGAAAGAAGTTGACGAATTAACAGAGGCATTTCAATTCTATCTATTAAAAGCAAGTAATGAAATTGCAAAAGAAAAAGGTCAATGCGATTACTTCCACCGTACAAAGTATTCAGACGGCATCCTACCAATTGATACTTACAAAAAGGAAGTTGATGAACTTTCAGGCAGAAAACTGTCTATGAAATGGGAACAACTCCGTAAGGACATCAAAGAACACGGGTTAAGACATAGCACTCTCTCAGCCCAAATGCCATCTGAGTCCTCTAGTGTGGTTTCAAATGCTACAAACGGCATTGAACCACCTAGAGATTATTTAAGTATTAAAAAGTCTAAAAAAGGCACATTAAAACAAGTTGTACCTGATTATCAAAGATTGAAGAATTTTTATACTTTATTATGGGATATGAAAGACAATGAGGGATATATAAATATCGTAGCAGTAATGCAAAAGTATTTTGACCAGGCGATTAGTGGAAACTGGTCATACAATCCTGAAAATTATGAAGACAACCAAGTACCTGTTTCGGTAATGGCCAATGATTTATTGACTACTTACAAACTAGGTTGGAAGACTTCATACTATCAAAATACTTATGATGCAAAAAGAGATATTGATGAACCATCTCATCCAGTTGGTTGGAAAGATAATGTAGAAGAAGTACCAAGTCAACCCGCTGAATTGCAAGATGAAGAAGCTTGTGAATCATGCACAATTTAAAGGAGTGTTATGGCATTTTTATGTGTAAATACACCTCATATAGATGTGTTTGTCAAAAAGGAATATCTCTATGACCACCAAAAAGGCCACGGTGAGTTTGTTGAGGGAGTTTGGGTAACAGCAAAGTCTATACAAGGTAGAGCATTATATTTTGAAACATACTTACCTGAGTATGGTGCTTTATATGATAAATTACCAATTAGTGCATTTGTGTGGAAAAAAGAAATTGAAGAAAGTGTACCATTAAGTGAATTACAATTATGGGATTGTTTTAGTTATGATATTACAATTTGTGAAAAGGTGATGATGACAGGTAATCAAGTTAAGTATTTGTCGCCATCAAAGAAATGGTACAAAGGTTGGTATATGTTTACAATAGATAATGCAAATTCAACCAACTTAGAAAGAAATGTGTCTTATAGTGAAACGCCTAGTCAACATAAGTCATTTAATATATTAAAGTTAGAGAACGGCCATTTTGCGGCTCAACCTAACAATAGAGTTATCTTTTATGATAAATCTTATACTCCTAGTGATTTGAAGTTTCCAGATTTCAAAGTGTCCACGGTAGAGTATAGTGTAGAAGGCGAACAAAAGTGGACAGCAGGTGATGACGACAAATTTTTCTATGATATAGAGGAGAGAAAAGAGTAATGGCAAGTGTATTTAATAAAGCAAAAGGGTTAGACTTTACCAAACAACCAATGTTTTTTGGTGAAGACTTACAGGTACAACAATATAGTGATATGAAGTATCCTATTTTTGACAAGTTGAACCAACAACAATTAGGTTATTTCTGGAGACCTGAAGAGGTGTCACTTCAAAAAGATAGAAATGATTATGCAGAACTAAGAGATGAACAAAAGTTTATCTTTACAAGTAATCTAAAATATCAAACTATGTTAGATAGTGTACAAGGTAGAGGACCGTGTTTGGCCTTTTTACCATTTGTATCTATACCAGAACTAGAAGGTTGTATTGTAACTTGGGACTTTATTGAAACCATCCATAGTAGAAGTTATACATACATTATTAAAAATCTATACTCTAATCCAAATGAAATTTTTGATACTATTATTGAAGATGAAAAGATTGAGAAAAGAAGTAAGTCTGTAACTCAAACTTATGATGAGTTAATTCAATTAGGTTATAAATGGCATCTAACACCAGACAAAGTTGATTTACAAGAACTTAAAAAGAAAATGTACCTTGCAATGGTTACAGTTAATATCTTAGAAGGCCTAAGATTCTATGTATCATTTGCTTGTTCATTTGCTTTTGGTGAATTAAAACTACTTGAAGGTAGTGCAAAGATTATTTCTTTTATTGCAAGAGATGAAAGTCAACACCTTGCAATGTCACAAACAGTTATTAATAACTGGAGAAACGGTGATGATAAAGATATGATGCCTATTATGAAAGACTGTGAAAAAGAAGTATATAAAATGTATGATGAAGCTGTACAGGAGGAGAAGCGTTGGGCGACATATCTATTTTCGCAAGGAAGTATGATTGGATTATCAGAAAAACTGTTACACCAGTTTGTAGAATATATGGCCAATCGAAGAATGAAAGCAATCGGCCTAACACCGGTTTACGACCAAAAAACAAATCCTCTACCGTGGGTAGACCATTGGTTAAACAGTAGAAGTTTACAAAACGCACCACAAGAAACAGAAATTGAAAGTTATGTTATTGGCGGTATTAAACAAGATGTTAAGAAGGACCAATTTAAAAAGTTTAAACTATAATGCCTAAAGAAACTAGAAAAAAAAACTGTTCTTCCTGTGAAACTAAATATACCGTACAATGGGACATTGAAGAGCAAGACTTAGAACCTCTTACTTGTCCTTTCTGTGGTTATGAAGTTGAACAGGAAGAAGATGAACAAGACATTTGGGAAAACAACACCGAAGACGATAGTTGGAATTGATTATAGTTTAACAAGTCCTGCCATATGTGTGGCAAAAGATGATAAACTAAATTTCTACTATCTTACCAACAAGAAAAAATATGATGGTAAGATGGCTGAAAATATTGAAGGCCAATTGCATGATGAGTTTGATAACCCTATGCATAGGTTTGGTCTAATATCAGATTGGGTGTTTTATGTATTATATGATTTACACGAAGGTGATTATGAAATATATATTGAGGGTTATTCATTTGGTTCTAAAGGCCAAGGCGTTTTTCAAATTGCCGAAAATTGTGGCATACTTAAATACAGACTTGAACAAGAAGCATTATCTTGGAGTACAGTTGTTCCTAGTGTTGTTAAAAAAGGTGCAACCGGAAAAGGTAATGCAGATAAAGATATGATGTACGAAGCGTTTATAAAAGAAACAAATATTGATTTAAAAAAGATATTTGATACAGATAAAGTTGGTAATCCTGTATCAGATATTGTTGATAGTTATTATATAGCAAAGGTTGGTTATGAAAATAGTAAAGTTTGATAAGTCAAAAGCACCCACAGCATTAGCAGAAGCGTTAAAAGGTAAACATGAAATTATAGACTTATCAGATGTTGAGAAGTTTAGATATTCTCATTTTTATCATATGAAAAATTGTGACTTCTTTTTAAATAATGGTACATTTGGTAGCAACCACCCTAAAAGATTATGGGAACCAGATGTAGATAATCATAAAATGGCCGTAATGAACCATAGAAATGACCTTGTAAATATGTTTGCAAATCATTATGGTAAAAAAATAATTCATTTTGAAAGTGCTACACTTAGTAGAATGAAGTGTAATTATGTCAATAGGTTTTACAAACAAATTGCTCCTAGATTTTATAGAATGGGATTAAACCATTGGGTATTCAGTAAAACAAAATGGTGTAAACCTATTAAAGGCAGACTAGAAAAAAATCTAAAGTTAATAGAAGACGAAAACAATTTTACATTTCAAAATGTATTTAATCACAAATGGAAAAATAACAAAAACGGTTATATTTTAATTTTACCTGGTTTAGAAGATGACCCTACTAGCTCTGTACCTGTTGCTGAATTTGTTGCACAAACGGTACATTGGATTAAACAAGTTACAACTAGAAAAATTGTTGTTAAGGCACATCCTCATAGTAAACTAACTTATGATGATTTAGATGTTGAAGTAATGACAGGTGATAGTAGAATTGTTGACCTTGCAAAAGATGTATATTGTGCTATACTAGATAGTAGTACAAGTATATTTGAACTAACAGAATTAGGTATACCTACAATTACAACTCAACATAGTTTTGGTGTAGGATTAGGCAACACAGATTATAGAAAAGTAGAAAGTTTACATTATGCAAGTAGTGAAGAAGTTTTAAAATGGTATGAACAAATGGCTTCAACTGAATTTTTAATGAGTGAATTTTCAAATAAAGACTTTATTATACCAAGAATTATGGAGTTGTTAAATGAGTAATATAAAAGGTTTACCAAAACACTTAGGTGGCCACGGTAATGTAACACATATTGATACAGGTTTATTAAAGTTTGCAAGAGATGACTTAGGTTGTAAATCAATGTTAGATATTGGTTGTGGTCCAGGTGGTATGGTGTATGAAGCAATTAGACTAGGTTTTGATGCAAGAGGTGTTGATGGTGATTTTGTAACCAAAAGAGAAAAACCCGAATTGTTTGAGATACACGATTTTACAAAAGGTAAACTAGAACACATTAATATGAACTTTGATATGATATGGTGTTGTGAGTTTATAGAGCATGTTGAAAAAACATATGAAGATAATTGGTTAAATTTGATGCAAAAAGGTAAATATGTTTTTGTTACATATTCAGAACCTGGTAAACCTGGTCATCACCATGTTAATTGTGAACCTATTGATTATTGGTTGACATTATTTGCTGATTATGGTTTTAAATATAGAGAAGATTTAACAGAAAAATCAATAGAACTTTCTACAATGAAAAGAGAATTTTGGAAAGATAATGGATTAATATTTGAGAGGGTATAATGAAAAAGGCGATTATAACAGGTATCACAGGCCAAGACGGTGCTTATCTAGCGAAACTATTATTAGATAAAGGGTACAAAGTATATGGTGCTCAAAGAAGAAACACAGGTAAAAGTTATTGGCGATTAGATGAATTAGGTATTACAAATCAAATTGAGTTTGTAGATGTTGATTT